ATATGGTGACTGGATGCACATCTGGAACCAGGTCACCATGACATCTGAGCAACAACGTGGATACTTCAAGCTCATCGGAAACACCACACAGCTCACATACTTGATTGACCCCACATTCGCTGCTATTTCTGGACCTTGCGCTGCCACCGGTGTCCCCACACAGGTGTGCGCTCCCCGCAATGCTCTCCCTGAGACCACTCTCTACATTCCTCTCCAGTTCTGGTTCAACCGCAACCCTGGTCTTGCTCTTCCCCTTATTGCTCTCCAATACCACGAGGTCAAGATTAACCTTGACATCCGCCCTATCGGTGAGTGCCTCTGGGCCGTCAACAACATCACCTCCAGTGCCGCTGGTAACCAGGCTGTCACGACTGCTTACCAACAGTCGCTCGTTGCTGCCTCGCTCTATGTTGACTACATCTTCCTTGACACTGATGAGCGCCGCAAGATGGCCCAGAACCCTCACGAGTATTTGATTGAGCAGGTTCAGTTCACTGGTGATGAATCTGTTGGTTCTTCGTCGAACAAGATCAAGCTCAACTTCAACCACCCTGTCAAGGAGCTCATCTGGGTTGTCCAGCCTGATTCCAACGTCGATTACTGCTCGTCGCTTGACCCTTCGCAGCTCCTCTACAAGGTGCTCGGAGCTCAGCCTTTCAACTACACAGACGGAATCGATGCTCTCCCCAACGCTATCCACGCCTTCGGTGGACCTGCCGAGACACAAGGATCGCAAGCCTTCGTCACCCCGTCTGGTCTTTTCCAGATGCCTGGAGCTTTGGATGCTTCCATCGGATCCGGAAATATCAACCAGGGTGCCTGGTATACCAGCCAGGGTGCTGTTGGTGGTTATGCGACCGATACTCCTTTCCAGTCCCAATACGGAGCTGCTTCCACATCCGGTCTCTCGGATGCCGGAACATTCGTTCTTGCCGAGACCGCTCTTGACCTCCACTGCTGGGGTGAGAATCCTACTGTCACTGCTAAGCTCCAGCTTAACGGCCAGGACCGCTTCTCTGAGCGTGAGGGTTCTTACTTCGATGTTGTCCAGCCTTTCCAGCACCACACTCGTGCCCCTGATACGGGTATCTGCGTGTATTCCTTTGCTTTGAGACCTGAGGAACACCAACCCAGCGGGTCGTGCAACTTCTCCAGAATCGATAACGCTGTTCTCCAGCTTGTTCTTTCTTCCCCTACCGTTTCTGGAACTGCCACTGCTAAGGTCCGTGTGTATGCCGTTAACTATAACGTTCTCCGCGTCATGAGTGGCATGGCGGGAGTGGCTTATTCCAACTAAATAAACGTCAAAAATGTAATAATTGTAAAAAACAATATAAAGAACTTTCAATATTATATTTATATAATATGGAAATTTGCGGAATCAAAATTCAACCACACTTTACTACGAATGAGTTTGATAATTATACGGAAGTATTACAAGAACAATATAATATTATTGGATTTATTGATGGACATTTTTCAAAAGGGAAAATAAGAAATCCAATATGGGTTATTATTGAGAATAATTTACCATTTTTATTAATTTTTTGTATTGGAAATGATATATTCACAAAACTATGTCCAAAATCATATAAAAAAATATTAGATTTTGAAAAAAATAAAAATAATAATAATAAAATAACTTGGCATTCAAAAGAATATATATATGGTAATGTAAATGAAATTGGAGTTCTAACTATGCATCAAGTAATAATGAATTATTATCATAATGGTCGTGGTACAGGTGGTTTAAGTATAGACCATATAGACCGTGATTCATATAATAATATTTTGTCGAATTTAAGAATTGCTACATGCGAAGAACAAAACCAAAATAGAAAAGGAACATTACCAGGAACAAAACGCGAACGTCAATATAATGCAAGAGAATTACCCGAAGGAATTAATCAAGAAGATATGCCAAAATATATAACATATAATGTTAATATTTGGGATAAACAAAAAAATAAAAAGAGGGATTTCTTCCGTATAGAAGGTCATCCATTATTAATGAAAAAAGTGTGGGAAGGAACAAAATCTATGGAAGTATCTATTGATGACAAACTTGAAAAAGTAAAAAAAGTTTTAAACGACCTAGATAATGGAATTTTACCAATTCGCATAGAACGAACTTTACCAAAACATGTTTATTATACAAATACTAATGAAAAACCATATTTAGTATATGATAATAGAAATAATGGACATACAAAAAAAATGAAAATTAAAGATATTGAATTTGATATAAATAATTCGGAAAAAAGAGAAAAACAGGTATATATATTCAATCATTGGATTATAGAAACATTTGGAGAATCCGATACAATTTTACCAGAAAATTATAACTATTGTGGAGAACCAATAAATAATTCAGATATTAATGAATCGTTAATTAAATTACCAAAATATATTTCTATAATAAATGAAAGAGGGACAACTATATTATCATATCAACGGGTTGTAAATAAAGAGCGTTGGAGTAAAAAATTAAAATTATCAAAATATTATGAAAGTTTTGAAGAACCTTCTGAAGAATTATTAAAAGATATCGAAGAAACTCTTACATTATTGAATAAGGAAATAATAAAAAAATATGGTAAAGAAAATTCTGTATTAAAACTTACAGAAGAAGAAACAGAAAAAATAATCGAAACTATAAATCAAGAAAAGGCAATTGGGTTTCCGCTTTATACACGTATTCAAACATTCCAAAATGGAGATTATTTAGTATTTAATAAAATTGTTGACAAACAAAGATTTAATACAACTATTAAATTACCAGATAATTTTAATAAAAACGAACAACTTCATAAATTAAATAAAAAAATTATTGAATTATACGGGAAAAAAATGAAATTAGATTTAATAGATTATCCTTTTCAACAAAAAAATGAACCAATCGAGATTCCTGAGAATATGTATGTTGTTTTAAATTGTAAATCTCCATATTTATTTATAAATATTAATTCAAATGATACAATTATACATAAATTACCTGTTGAATATGATTTACAGAATGAAATTAATAGATTTCATCAAAATCAAACACAATATACTCCAATTATAAAACAATCATATGATACATATTTAAATAGTTATTCAGAATGGAAACCAAATCGTATAAGTTTAACTATTAAAAATAAAAAATTTACTATTCTATACAAATATAAAACCCCTGATTTTTTACATTATTATTCTATGATTATTCCATCTAATGAATTTAATATATATATTCATTTAATAACTATTAATGAAAAAATAATCAATAAGTATGGTAACGAATTTAGTATATTTTCATATTAGTTTATAATTTACTAGAACAATTTTTTTGCTTTACCGATAGGTAAAGCAAAACTATATATATTCACTAAAATTCATATTTTATATGTTTGCTCTCTCTCATGGGCTAGCAAAAATTTCTTTGCTTTTGATTTTAAAAAACAATAATCATTATTTTTGTTCATTGGGAGAAAAACTCGTCATATAGATTTAAACCCTTGAAGAATTAAAATGGGACATTTTAATTCTCCAAGTGTCAGATATCAGTAATGATTTGAAATAACGCCCTTTAGGGCGTACCATTTTAAATCTTTACTGGTATATATTCCAATAATATTTCTTCTTTATTAATATTATTGTCATAAATAAACCATTTCTTTTTATTCGAATCCCAAAGACCTCCCAATTTTTTTATTTCATCTTTTTGTGTAAATGGTACAACAAGATATATTTTGTTTTTTTCTACAATACCAACCGCTATATTTGCTAATCGGTCAGCATTGTCATTCCCTATAGAATGAATATCTGTTTTCCCTGTATGAGCGTCTATATGAATGAATCGAACATTTGTTCTCCCTTTATATAAATCATATATCTGTTTTACTAGTTCTTTATTCGGTGTGTTCTCTTTCGCCCGATAATTAGAAGCACAATTTATGGCATATTCAGAATCAGACACAATCATTATTTTCTTTCCTTGTAAAATATCATTCTCAATAATAAAATATGTTGTAATAATAGCCATCAATTCAGAAGTATTATTTGTTTGTTTTCCTTCTAGTCGTTGTGAAAGATTTCTTTCATCGGCCAATCCAAAAAAAATACCGATTCCTCCTATGGCGTTCTCTTTACCATTATTTATACAAGACCCATCTGTATAAACATAATAATCTGGTATAAATTCTTCTTTACACATAGGTCCAACAGAATAAAATGATGTTATTGTCTTTTCGACATTTTCATTTGAGGATGTTCCATGGGTCCCATTTGATTGAATAAAATCTTCGGCTAATTTCTTACTATCGAATTTTTTGAATATAGCATTTGGGAAACCTTTTACTTGTTCATTACAATCCGGCCAATTCAAAAAAATACCGGTAGTTCTCCCTTTTGCTACTGCATAAAAAACCATTTTTATAAAAATATGAATTATTCTTTATATGTCTTCAAACACTCGGATTTTTATGAAAGGCCACCACATATTTCGGTATACCACCCTTATCATAAGGCGTCACATAAATGATAGGAGCAGCAGTATTATTAACCATAGTATCTGCTACCCCCGTATCGAGAACCATCCCAGAAGTTCCCTGACAACAAACCCCAACAATAACCGAGCACACCAACATATAAACTATTTCATCCCGAGTAGTTGTCCCTTTTTGACTATATGAAAAACTATACGAGGCATCCTTTGCAAAGTATGTTCCTTTCCCATAAGCACTCGTAGTATTCCTAGAGACATCGAATCCTTCTTTACAGATTGCCGAAACCGCATACTCAGTTGTCCCGTGGAACAATTCCAGTTTTTTTACTTGTTCAGGTCCTCGTTTCGCTTTTAGGTCTTCAAACAACCTGTCATGTTCAGCCTCTAATTCCGGATTCGATACTTGGTCTATCCAAAGAATACAAGAATTTGGGAAACTTTTGCGGATACTACCAGCAATATCGTCGTATTTTTTGTTACTTAAAGATAATGAAGATAACATGATGTGTCATAAATAATATATATCATTTGTCGTTCAATTTTACATAATTCATATAAAACCAATATAAAAAACCATCCCCATAACATATCAAAGATGGCTCAATCTCATACCCACGTAACGACCCAGAAACAACTTCTTCTTGACAATTTGATGGATTTTTACAAAAAAGACAATACAGGAAAGAATCCCCTACAAAAAATGATGGAGGTCATTAATGGTGAATCTAAAATTTCTCTAAGAATCGTCGATTGGTTCGTGACAAATTACGCAAAAAAATATTTCACTGTTTATGAAGTCCCCAAAATAGTTCACAATGAAATATCACAAACGGAAACTGTAAGGTTCAAAGTATTTCACGAATATAAACTCAAATTGAAGGCATATGCAAAAAAAAATTTCGACCCCTTTTGTCGTTGGGAACGTATCCAGATACCTTATGACGAGGAATCTTCGATGGAAACCACAATCGGACAACTTAATTTTTTCAAATGGGCTATTGAGAACCGAATCATAGATTATATTCAAGCACATTATACAGAAATAGAAGACGATATGAATAGTCGCAATAGCACGTCAAAAAGAAAAACTGCTGCTTCGACCGCAGGAGGAGACGAGAACAAAACCCGAAAGAAACGCGAAGAACTTTCTATTTCGGCTTGTAAATGTATCAAGAAGGAAAATGTTAAGATTGTCGTTAAATTCAATTAAACAATATAAATAAAAATACATAATAAATATATAATAAATTATATGGTAAAATGTATTCATAAATATGTCATAAATACAAAAACAAATCCTCAGCCTCCTGGTGTTGGCGATTTTTTACGAGGAACGATTGCGTTATATGAATTATCTAAAAAATATGGATATGAATTGTATTTTGATAATAACCATCCTTTTTTTTCTTATCTAGAGAATTCCCCATATATCGTATCAAATAATTCAGAAGCAATAGAATTAATTCCACCAATTGATTATGACAATATATATAATTCATTGGTTTCATTATTTGAATCTTCGAATGATTTTACAGTTCTTACAAACGCTTTTTATAAAGAAGATATTTCAATAGAATGTAAAAAATATCTCCAAAATATTTTAATCCCTTCTGTAGAAGTAAAAAATAAAATCGAAGACATTTTTACAAATTTTTTTAAAATATCCATAAATGAATCTTATAAAGTAATTCATTTACGTTTCGGAGACAGATTTATTCATAATAATGAATATGACAATGATATATATGAATTATATTACAACAAAATCCAAAATTTATTAAAACAAAATAATGAAACAAAATATATTCTAATATCAGATTCATCGCAAATAGCAAATAAATTAAAAGAAAATATAGATGAATTATATTATTGGAATAACAGCAAAATACATTTGGGAGATTTACGAAATAATGAAACAAACCTGCAAGGAACTGTTTATGATACAATGGTCGATTTTTTCATATTATCAAAGGCAACTGAAATTATATCTAACGGCTCTGGATTCAGCCGTTATTTATCCCGAATTTTTGATATTTGTTATACCGGTATATAATTTATGTAAAATGAAATGTAATAATGTATAATATATGGACTTTATACATTATAACCCAAAACATTATTTCGAAGAAACAGTAAAAACGTATATTGACCCTCCAAACCAATCAAACCTTTATGACACATATCGAGAACCTTTGTATATATCGGAACCGTTGTTATTTAAAAATCCCACGCAATCAAAGCATATTACTATACCATTTTTCATACCTTTTTTAAATTCAACGCCTTCTATTATAATCGATCTAAAAAATCGGTTGTTTTTAGAAATAGAATATTTGGAATTGTTTTATGAAAATATTTCTCTATCGGTTTCTATAGAAAATACATTTACAATAACAGCGGAGAACCTGAAAAAACGGAAAATGCAACTTTTTACGTCGGTCATAAAGAGAATTCATCTTACTTTACCTAATAAATTAGAAATACGAATCCCATCAGAATATCCTGATTTACCTCCCGATTTATATATAAATGACATTCCATATATAAATCTGATTAATTGTTGTAATCTAGAAAGAATAAAACGGACAATTAAAAAGTATTTTTTATCAAATTGTATTTCGTGTACAACAATTATTAAACCAGATATGTGGAAAAATAATATGATGTTATCGGACATATTATTTGAAATAGATAAAAATGAGAAAATAAAAAAAATAGTGAAATATGATATTTTATTGGGAGAGTTAATGAGAACCCGAGGATTAGATTTTCCTATTTTTTTGAATATTTTTGTGTTTTTGAACGGCGATATCTAGAATTTTTATTTGACTTTCTTTTGTTTCTTTTTATAGACTTTTTGTGGTAACCTCCAAAATTGAATGGGTTTTTTCTATGTCTTTCAAGTGCTTTATCTTGTTCGGCTTTTGATAAACTCATTATAGTGGAACATCCTCCATCAACAAATGCAAATTGTGTTCTAGGATATTCTTCTCGTAAAAAATCAAAAAGGTCTTGTGTCGTAAATGTTATGTTATAAGGAGTCGTTTTTCCCCAACTTTTCTTATTAATATAATTAATAAATGCCAAATAATGTTTATCGCGAAGTAAATGAACTATTTTAACGGTAGTTTCATGTTGGAAAAATAATGTAACATTATCATCAAACATGCTTGTTGACTCAAATAATTTTGATTTAATTCTTTCTCCATATCCCATCTTTCCACTAGAGAATTTTCCATATTCTAGTTTGAGTTCATACTCTTTTATTGCAACATCACAGCTATTTGATACAAATGAACTAAGCCAACTACATTTTGGACTATATTGTAATTGAAATCCACTATCTTTTATTTTTTGAAATTCCAAAGCACACTCATTATCTTTACCTTGATAGGTAGTTTTATGATTTTCAATATATTTAGCTTTGATATCTTTCATTATATTTTCCATAATTGATTTTCTACTGCTGTCGCTTCTTGATGAAACAAGCCTATCATATATTATTTTTGCAGTTGCGAGTGTGTCATCAACTTCCGAGGTATAATGTATTATTGATTTACACCCAGGTGAAGCAAAATTACCTTTCATGTATTCTTCATTATAAGGTAATGAAAAAAATTTTAATTTATCTACTGAACCACAACTTAATCCAGAATGAAGCATTATAAAAACTACGCAAAAGTCTGAAGATATTGAAACTCTTTTTGATGGTACTTCTTCTGGTTCTTCTACTAGTTCTTCTGGTTCTTCTAGTTTTCTTTTCCTACTCATATTATATATAATCATATATAATATCTGTTCGTAAGTTCATTCTAAGAAAGCAATGGCCGTTGATTCTTATCCACCTTCATTGGCTCAGGTAAAATGAAAGGGATGCGGTCCATTATAGCCAAGCTCTCAAGTTCTTTAAATTGGGGTTGTACAGGCGCCATTGGCGTGACTAAATTCGTGGAACCCGTCCCTTTCAAGTAGGAATCAATGTCAGCGAAATTACGGGATAATGACAAAGGTCCCATTTGGCCTCCTAGTAGGCCATCTCCGGCATAATGGTTGGTAAATGCTTGTCCATTTCCCTGGTTCTTGTACATCAAATACAATCGTTGGTCTTCGCGACCCATTTCTTCGAATTTATAATTGCCCCTATCATTCTTATTCCTTGTAGATGCCATTTATATTCTATGAATATATTTTCTTCTTGACAACAACTAAGATAACCTTCTTGACAACTTTACAAAATCCTCCGCAATTGGATTTTCCTTTTCATATAGTTCAATAAAATCTGAAAAATAATCGTAGGTTAAGAGAACACATAATCCGGTTTCTTGATCCTCGGATAGAAAACATCCAGCGGCTAGTTTATATAATGACATAAACATAGGATTGTTTTTGGTTTTGTCAAAAATAATGTTCATCCCACGAGAGACCGCTTCATTGTCATAAAGAAGTTCGTCGTATGATTCCGGGTCGGTATCTTTTAAATGGCCCCATGTTCTTTCTAAATAAGTGAGGTCCATTTTGAAGTATTTTCTCATGGTATCACGATATTCCTTATTGGTTGAATACATAGAATATCCCTAAAGAATAAATATCATATTTTATCGAATGATATTTATTTATCACTATCAATGAGTTTATAGAAGGAAAAGGGGGCGACGATAGGAACGACTGGAACGACGCTTCTTGTTGGACTTTCTAGCCTTAGACTTCTTGGCTTTCTTCGACTTCTTCGAAGACTTGTGTCTGCGTCTTCCTCCAGAAATTGTTCTAACAACAACATTGGGGTCAGAAAGACGAGCATCGCCTCCACTTGTACTAACACCTACTGCGCTAGAAGCTTCAGCCGCAATTTTACTGTCTGTGAAGTTAGTTAATAAAGAGCTCATTATATAGTATTCGAAGATATTTATCGGACTCCATTTTCTCTGGCCGAAGCACCACCGCGCGTCCAGCCATTCATAGCAACCTCCTCAACAGAAAAAGCGGGATTAGTAATATGCGAACGCAAATCGTCACGAATAGGATAACTTTGATAATCAATATAAGGTTTTTCAGAGATAGTAGCAACACTCTTTAAATCGCGAATATTCTGGCCCTGTTGAAGTTGGGATTCCAAAGTAGGGTCACCACCGCCTCTTCCTAAATAGGGAACTGTGGCAAAAGGACGCTGAAAAAGCTGGACTTTTTCGGTTCCCCTTTCAGATTCGATTTTGTTAAAGATCTGGGATTCGACATCAATAACAGAGGAACCTGTAGAATATCCGTTCTTTGCAAGGAAGCCAGGAATTTCACTAGCGAATTTGACGGCACTGTTTGAACTGTACCCGCTAAAATAATTCGCAACACTATAGTTTCCAAACCTTGTGTTTTGGACATTTTGCTGTGTTTGGTCAGGAACATCTGCTTTTAAACTAGCCATAGTATTGAATGTGTATCCGTGGAGAGACGTCATAATATAGTATATAATTATTTTTTTACGCCTTATTAATTAGTATATCTATCTAAATTTCTGGCACAAGCAAACAGATTGCCTTCTTTACACGAGACCATACTACCATAACAAAAATCGGCAAATCCTGCTTGGTCATTCGGAATAGTCGTTGCTGGATTCGAATAAAAAGGCTGTAAAGATTGTTCAAAAACAAATTGTTCTCCTAAATCTGTGAATAATTTCTTCGCTATATCTGGCTGTCCAGGGTTCTGGTCAATTACCAACTGTTGGGCCTGTTGTAAAATCGTCTGGTTCACATTTGTATTAAATGCCGGTGGGGCGGGTTTTTTCTCAGGATTGTAGTCATAATCCGGGAGCAAAACATTCGAAAATGGGTTAGTATCACTAGGTGTGTCAAACGTCTTTATAGGGTCAACAGAATAGTCGCTTAAAACAGCTAAAGCAGGATTTTCAAATCCCTCTTGTTTAGCTTTTATCTCCGTCTTTTTCTCACGCTCTTGTTTTCGGTAATAATGGAGCGCAAAAATAGCGGCCAAAGTCATTAATCCAATGAATATAATACGAATACTTCGTTGAAATAAATAAAGCACGATAACTAATAATATAACTGCTCTTGAAATAGCGTTCAACTTTTGATTATAAGTCATGCCTTCTATAGGAAAAAATTCGGCACTATATAAGAGAACATTCGGGTTCTCCGACCAAAATGGAATTAATAATCCTCTTAATGGTTTATCTAGTATATTATTTGATATATCAGTTTCAATACTAAAATCACTAGATATTAACGACATTATATATATTGTTTATTATTTTTTTAGAGGGGTTTTTACACCTTTACCACAAAGTGAATCGATGGAATGTATAAATATATCTTTATTCGATATCCGTAGATAATGTGCGTTTTATACATTTTTTATCCATTTGAAATGTCTCTACATTATCCGATTGTGGAACAATTTTTATCACACATTTAGATTTTTCGCCATAAAGAGGCTCAGTGCACCCTTTTTCTGTATTCCTCTTCTTAGCGGTCTTACTTTTTTTCTTAAATTCTTTGTAAGATTTCGTACATCTGGAACGAAAATGTTCATAACGGTCACGAACATCATTATAAGTCAATCCTGATTTCTTTCTCAACATCTTGTTTATGATTTCGTGAAGTTCATAAATATATTTGGAGAACGTAGTTCTCGATTTCATTTCGTGAGCCGTAAGCGGATGTTTTTTGAAGTTTTTTTTCAAATTGCGCCGACATTTACCACAAGGCAAGACATTTTGGAGATTGAGAATAAAATTTCGGTAATAACGTTTATCATCACATGTAGGGTTTACTGGATAATTGAAACTCATTGTATGAAGATAATGCCACATACTAGGCCCCCATACAGTAGTAAGCATACCATCGCCGCTATTATAATCATCTACTGAATATGGTGTTTGTTTCATTTAACATAACGAGAGATATATTTAGGAGGAGGTATATGTTTATTTTGTCTAAAAAAATTGTCGTTATATTTTATATGGCAAATCTTATTTTATACGTAAACACATTATTAAAACCCTATTATAAATATGCACTTGCGTTTTTTCTATTAGTTGTTTTTGTGACAGTTGCGCGATTCGCTTATCAGTCTTATTTTGTGAAGACAAATTCAGTGAAAAATTCGGCCAATGTAGCAAACGCAAACAATATTAAACCTATAACAGCCGTTTATTTTTTCCATGTAGATTGGTGTCCTCATTGTGTGAAGGCAATCCCTGAATGGAATGCTTTTGCTGAGATTTATAACAATAAAGAGGTGAATGGGCATTTAGTTCAATG